ACCTGTAGTATTTGATATAGATGTGGTTGTATTTGTTATTATTAAATTACCAGTAATTGTTACATTACCGGTAATTGTACCACCAGTATTTGCATTGACTGTATTGTTTGCTCTTGTATAAGCAGAGTTGGCTTGTGCAAAAGCACCATTAGCATATGAACCTGCTGGTATCGATGTATTAGCTATATCAAAAGCACCATTAGCATAAGAACTGATTGAAACCGTATTCGAACTGGCCGTATTAGCAATACCAAAAGCAGAATTAGCATATGAACTGATTGAAACTGTATTAGAACTGGCTGTATTAGCTATAGCGAATGCTGAGTTGGCATAGGAACCGGCTGCTGTTACAGCAGAACCAGTATTAGCAGCAGCAAAAGCACCATTAGCATAAGAACTGGCTGATCCTGCATTAGTGATGGCTGTATTTGAAGAAACAAATGCACCATTAGCATATGAACCAGCCGGTATCGCTGTATTGGCTACAGTGAATGCTGAGTTAGCATATGAACTGGCTATTGTTGCATTAGTGATGGCTGTATTTGAAGAAACAAATGCACCATTAGCATATGAACCTGCTGGTATTGCTGTGTTGGCTATTAAGAATGCACCATTAGCATATGAACTAGCTGAATTAGCTATACCAAAAGCACCATTAGCATAGGAACTGATTGAAACCGTATTAGAACTGGCTGAGTTAGCTGTTAAGAATGCACCATTGGCATATGAACTGGCTGTATTAGCTCCACCAAAAGCACCATTAGCATAAGAACCTGCTGGTATCGCTGTATTAGCTATACCAAAAGCTGAGTTGGCATATGAACTGGATGATGCAGCATAGGAACTGGCTGTATTAGCTCCAGCAAAAGCAGAATTAGCATATGAACTAGCTGATCCTGCATTAAAATTGGCTGAGTTAGCAATACCAAAAGCACCATTAGCATAAGAACTGATTGAAACTGTATTGGAACTGGCTGTATTGGCTGTTAAGAATGCACCATTAGCATATGAACCTGCTGGTATCGATGTATTAGCTATAGCGAATGCGGAGTTGGCATAGGAACTGGCTATTGCTGCATTAGAACTGGCTGTATTAGCACCAGCAAAAGCACCATTAGCATAGGAACCTGCTGGTATTGCTGTATTAGCTATACCAAAAGCAGAGTTGGCATATGAACTGATTGAAACTGTATTAGAACTGGCTGTATTAGCTATAGCGAATGCTGAGTTGGCATAGGAACTTGCTGGTATTGCTGTATTAGCTACATTGAATGCTGAGTTGGCATAGGAACTAGCTGATGCAGCATTAGAACTGGCTATTTCTGCATTAGAACTGGCTGAGTTAGCGCCAGCAAAAGCACCATTGGCATATGAACCTGCTGGTATCGCTGTATTAGCTACATCGAATGCAGAGTTGGCATAGGAACTAATTGAAACTGTATTGGAACTGGCTGTATTAGCACCAGCAAAAGCACCATTAGCATAAGAACCTGCTGGTGTTGCTGTATTAGCTACATTGAATGCTGAGTTGGCATAGGAACTAGCTGATGCAGCATTAGAACTGGCTGTATTAGCACCAGCAAAAGCACCATTGGCATATGAACCTGCTGGTATTGCTGTATTAGCAATACCAAAAGCAGAGTTGGCATAGGAACTGGCTGAAGCAGCATTAGAACTGGCCGTATTAGCTCCATCAAAAGCACCATTAGCATATGAACTTGCTGAATTTGCAGTACCATATGCTGCATTAGCTTGGCTAAAAGCAGCGTTTGCTTGACGCCGCGCATATGCAGCACCTGTAAATGTGTTAGATGATTCAAACGCAACATTAGCTTGGTTGAAAGCTGCGTTAGCAAATTGCAACAAGTCGGTGCCGTAACTGGTTATTTTGTAACCAGCAACATTTGCTATAAGTGTACCAACATTGGATTCTGTGGCTGAACCTGGACTTAATATATTCGATGATGGGTCTTCTGCTATATCTCTAAACAACAAGAAATTATTGGAACCAGCTTGGCGAACTAATCCGTGATAAGTTGGTACAGCTGAACCGGCAGTTAATGAAGTACCATAAAAACCTATATCTAAAGTATCACTAAGAACATTATTGTTGGCTAACTTAATTAATGAATCAGTTGTTTGTATGACCGTTGTATTTACGGATATTGTCGTTCCATTAATAAACAAATTTCCAGTAACTGTAACATCACCTGTAATTGTACCACCAGATTGAACATTTAAAGAATTATTTGCTCTCACATAGGCAGAATTGGCATATGAACCTGCTGGTATTGCTGTATTAGCTACTAAGAATGCCGAGTTGGCATAGGAACTGGCTGAATTGGAAGAAGCAAATGCACCATTAGCATAGGAACTGGCTGAATTAGCAATACCAAAAGCACCATTAGCATAAGAACCTGCTGGTGTTGCTGTATTAGCTATAGTGAATGCAGAGTTGGCATATGAACTAGCTGAATTAGATATATCAAAAGCACCATTAGCATAAGAACTGATTGAAACTGTATTGGAACTGGCTGTATTAGCTGTTAAGAATGCTGAGTTGGCATAAGAACCTGCTGGTGTTGCTGTATTAGCTATACCAAAAGCAGAGTTGGCATAGGAACTAATTGAAACTGTATTGGAACTGGCCGTATTAGCAATACCAAAAGCACCATTAGCAAAAGAACTTGCTGTATTAGCTCCAGCAAAAGCACCATTAGCATACAAACTCGCTAATCCTACACTAGTAATGGCCGTATTAGCTGCCACAAATGCACCATTAGCATATGAACCTGCTGGTATTGCTGTATTTGCTACAGTGAATGCACCATTGGCATATGAACTGGCTGATCCTGCATTAGTGATGGCCGTATTCGAAGAAACAAAAGCACCATTAGCATATGAACCTGCTGGTATTGCTGTGTTAGCTTGTGTGAATGCACCATTAGCATATGAACTGGCTGATCCTGCATTAGTGATGGCCGTATTTGAAGAAACAAAAGCACCATTAGCATATGACCCAGCTGGTATTGCTGTGTTGGCTACAGCAAAAGCACCATTGGCATATGAACTGGCTGAGTTAGCTATACCAAAAGCACCATTAGCATAGGAACTAATTGAAACTGTATTAGAACTGGCTGTATTGGCTGTTAAGAATGCACCATTAGCATAGGAACTAGCTGAATTAGCAATATTATATGCGGAGTTGGCATAAGAACTAGCTGAAGCAGCATTAGAACTGGCCGTATTCGAAGAAACAAATGCACCATTAGCATATGAACTAGCTGAATTAGCATAAGAACTTGCCGTATTAGCTCCATCAAAAGCACCATTAGCATATGAACTGGCTGAGTTAGCAATGCCAAAAGCACCATTAGCATATGACCCAGCCGGTATTGCTGTATTAGCTACTGTATATGCTGAGTTGGCATAGGAACTGGCTGAATTGGAAGAAGCAAAAGCACCATTAGCATAGGAACTTGCCGTATTAGATCCAGTAAATGCACCATTAGCATAGGAACTGGCTGAGTTAGCAATGCCAAAAGCACCATTAGCATATGACCCAGCCGGTATTGATGTATTAGCTTGTGTGAATGCAGAGTTGGCATAAGAACTGGCTGAGTTGGATACAATGAAGGCACCATTAGCATAAGAACTGGCTGAGTTGGCTGTTCCATGTGCTGAATTAGCTTGGATATATGCTGAATTGGCATATCCTCCTACTATTTTTACATTTTTATTTTCTTGATTGCCAATGTATGAATATGTCATTTTAACTTATTTCTAATGCACTCATTATAACATCTGATGAAGATGCATCACTGGTCGAAACGGAAATATAATCTCCAGATTCTAGTACCAATTTTTGGTCACCCCCAATTGGAACTAAAGAATTTCCTGGATCTATTGGTACTTTTCTAGCCATATAATAGTTTGAACCGCCTATGTTCACAATAACATTTGCCGTTATTGAAGTTTCTAAATTATTAGATACTGTAAAACCAATAACAGTAGTTTGTACACCCGCGCCAGCTGTATATATTGTGGTAGGACTTATTCCTACAGCTGATTGAGCATAGTTTTTAAAATTGTTTGCCATTTGTAATTCCTAGTATTTTTTATTTATGTGTTAACCTAAAGCTATAGAATATGCTAATGCATCGGATATTGCAGTGTTAGCTCGCAAAAATGCACCATTAGCGTATGAACTAGATGAAGCAGCATTTAAAGTACCTGTATTGGCTGTTAAGAATGCGCCATTAGCATATGAACTGGCTGAAGCAGCATTAGAACTGGCCGTATTAGCTCCAGCAAATGCAGAGTTAGCATAAGAACTTACTGATGATGCATTGGAACTAGATGTATTAGCTATTAAAAATGCAGAATTAGCATAAGAACTGGCTGATGCTGCGTTGGAACTGGCCGTATTAGCTGCTACAAATCCAGAGTTAGCATAAGAACTGGCTGAAGCAGCATTAGAACTTGCCGTATTAGATCCAGTAAAAGCACCATTAGCATATGAACCTGCTGGTATTGCTGTATTTGCTACAGAAAATGCACCATTAGCATATGAACTGGCTGAATTGGATACACCATAAGATGCATTAGCTTGAATGTAGGCAGAGTTAGCATATGAACTTGCTGAAGCAGCATTGGAACTGGCTGTATTAGCTCCAGCAAATGCAGAGTTGGCATATGAACTTGCTGAATTTGCGGAACCATAGGATGAGTTAGCATACGAACTTGCTGAAGCAGCATTGGAACTGGCTGTATTAGCTCCAGCAAATGCAGAGTTAGCATATGAACTTGCTGATGCTGCGTTGGAACTGGCCGTATTAGCTGCTAAGAATGCACCATTGGCATATGAACTTGCTGAATCCGAATTCAAACTGGCCGTATTAGCTGTTAAGAATGCTGAGTTGGCATATGAACTAGATGAGTTTGCAATACCAAAAGCACTATTAGCATACGAACTTGATGATGCAGCATTGGAACTGGCTGTATTAGCTCCAGTGAAAGCACCATTGGCATACGAACTGGCTGAATTGGCACCAGCAAAAGCACCATTAGCATATGAACTGGCTGAATTGGCAGTGATATAAGATGCATTAGCGTGTAGAAAAGCTGAATTGGCATAAGATCCAGTTGATAATACACCGGTACCAGAATTGGATGAATCAAACGCAGCATTAGCTTGCATAAAGGCTGCATTAGCAAATTGTAACAAGTCGGTACCATAACTGGTTATCTTATAACCGGCAACATTTGCTATAAGTGTGCCAACATTGGATACACTTGCCGATCCTGCCGGCATTACATTCGATGATGGGTCCTGTGTTATATCCCTAAACAACAAGAAATTATTGGAACCAGCTTGCCTCACAAGACCATGATAAGTTGGTACACCAGAACCAGTTGTTAATGAGGTACCATAGAACCCTATATCTAAAGTATCACTGTATAAGTTGTTATTAGCTAACTTGATTAACGAATCTGTTGTTTGTATGACCGTTGTATTTACGGAGGTAGTTGTTCCATTAATGAAAAGATTACCCGTTACAGTCACATCACCTGTAATTGTACCACCTGATTGTACATTTAGTGAATTATTTGCCCGAATGAAAGATGCATTAGCATAATTAGAAGCACTATTAGCCGAATTGAAAGATAAATTAGATTGTGCAAAAGCACCATTTGCATATGAACTAGATGAATTGGCAGTAACATAAGCACCATTAGCATATGAACTGGATGAATTAGCTACACCATAAGCTGAGTTGGCAAAAGAACCAGCTGATGCTACACCAGAACCAGTATTTGCAGCTTCAAATGCACCATTAGCATATGAACTTGCTGAAGATGCATTGGAACTAGCCGTATTCGATGCAGCAAAAGCACCATTAGCATATGAACTTGCTGAATTTGCAGTACCATATGCTGCATTAGCTTGAACATACGATGAATTGGCATATGAACTAGCCGTATTCGATGCAGCAAAAGCACCATTAGCATATGAACCTGATGAGTTTGCTGAATAACGTGCAACATTATCAATACCATAACCTCTAAAACCGGTAGCTTGTATTGTACTATCTGGGAATGTTATATTGCCATTTGCATCAAAGTTCCATGTACCGCCGGTAGTTTGAATATGTGCGCCAGATGGATCAACCCATACAAAAGATTGGTCGGCATTGTTTAATCGTACATACCCAACACCAGCTTCACCATTATATAAATCTAATCCGTTAGTATAACCACTACGTCCAACTTGTCCTATTATTCCCGGTAATGTTAATGAACCATCTTTAGCAAAAGTCCAAAGAGCACCTGCCGCACCCGTATCTGTAATTATCTCTACACGACCATTGGAATATACTTGTGCAAGGCCTCCATCACCGCTCTGAGCAGCAACACCAGTTATATCATTATTGGCATTTGCTGTAATTTTTATTAAATTGTTAGCTTCATTTCCTACTAATGCAGCACCACCAGTAAATTTTACATCACTACCCACACCAGAAAGTATCAATGATCCAATCATTGTATCACCGGATTTACTTACTTTGGTGTTTGAATTAATGTAGGCTGAGTTTGCATACAAACTGGATACATTAGCACCAGCAAAAGCACTATTAGCATATGAACTTACTGAGTTAACTGCACCATAAGATGCATTGGCTTGTATGTAAGCTGAGTTAGCATATGATCCTGCAATAATTACACCAACACCTGCATTAGCTGCTGCGAAAGCCGCATTGGCATGTACATAAGCGGAGTTTGCATAGTAACTAGCGGAGTTAGCATAAGAACTGGCCGTATTAGCACCAGCAAATGCACCATTGGCATAAGAACTAGCTGAGTTGGCTGTGCTATATGCTGCATTGGCTTGTATGTAAGCAGTATTAGAATAAAAGCTAGCTGATGCTGCATTGGAACTGGATGTATTTGTTGCATCGAAAGCAGCATTAGCATAAATACTCGCTGAATTGCCAACAGATAAAGCTGAAAATGCTAATACGAAAGCACCATTGGCATAAGAACTAGCATTATTCGCAGCACCAAATGCACCATTAGCATATGAAGCAACGGAGGCTACGGACGCCGTAGTATTAGCCGATGTGTTAGCCATTTCGAACGCTGCATTTGCTTGAACAAAAGCACTATTAGAATAAGAACTGGCTGTATTGGCTACAGTGAATGCACCATTGGCATATGAACTGGCTGAATTTGCTATAATAAAAGCTGAATTAGTGTGAAAATATGCCGAATTTGCATAAGAACTAGCTGAATTAGCATCACGGTAACCTGAATTAGCATAGGAACTAGCTGAAGCAGCATTTAAAATACCTGTATTAGCACCAGCAAAAGCACCATTAGCATAGGAACTTGCCGTATTAGATCCAGTAAATGCACCATTAGCATAGGAACTGGCTGAATTGGCACTATCATATGATGAATTGGCGTGAACATATGCTGAGTTTGCATATAAACTAGATGTGTTTGCTGTTATGAAAGAACCATTGGCATATGAACTGGCTGAATTTGCAGTACCGTATGCTGAGTTAGCATATTGACCGGTTGAATTCTGTGATACATAGGCCGAATTGGCTTGTATGTAAGCTGAGTTAGCATATGAACCTGCTGAATTTGCAGTACCGTAAGCTGAATTGGCATATGAACCAACTAAGTTAGCTGCGCCGTATGCTGAATTAGCTTGTATGTAACCTGAGTTTGCATATGAACCTGCTGAGTTCGCGGTGTCGTATGCTGAATTGGCTTGTATGTAAGCTGAATTGGCATATGAACCAACTAAGTTAGCCGCACCGTACGCTGAATTGGCATGTGTATATGATGAATTGGCATATTGACCTGTTGTATTCTGTGATACATAAGCCGAATTGGCATGTGTATATGCTGAATTGGCATAAGAACTGGCTGAATTTGCGGCACCGTATGCTGAATTGGCATATGATCCAGCAGCAACTACACCACTACCAGAATTAGCTGCATCAAAAGCTGCATTAGCTTGAATATAAGATGAACTTGAAAACTTTAATAAATCTGTACCATAACTAGTTATTGTATAACCGGCAACATTTGCTATAAGTGTTCCAACATTTGAAACAGTTGCTGATCCAGGAGAAAGTATATTCGATGATGGGTCCTGTGTTATATCCCTAAACAACAAGAAATTATTGGAACCAGCTTGGCGAACTAATCCATGATAAGTTGGTACAGCTGATCCAGCTGTCAATGAACTACCATAAAAACCTATGTCCAAGGTATCACTAAGGACATTATTGTTTGCTAATTTAATTAATGAATCTGTTGTTTGCACAACCGTTGTGTTAACTGTTGTTGTTGTGCCATTGATGAACAAATTTCCAGTAACTGTTATGTCACCTGTAATTGTACCACCTGTTTGTACATTCAGTGAATTATTTGCACGAATAAAAGATGCATTCGCTTGCAGATAAGCTGAGTTTGCATATGATCCTGCAACAATTACACTAGCACCTCCATTAGCTGCTGCGAAAGCCGCATTGGCCTGAGTAAATGCTGTGTTTGCATATATGCCTGTTGTATTCTGTGCTATGTAAGATGCATTGGCGTGAATATGTGCTGTATTTGCATATACACCTGTTGTATTCTGTGATACATATGCCGAATTGGCCTTAGTAAATGCTGTATTTGCATATTGACCTGTTGTATTCTGTGATTCATAAGCTGTGTTGGCCTGAAAATAAGCTGAGTTTGCATAATTACCGGATGAATTCTGTGACACATATGCTGAATTGGCATGAATATAAGCTGAGTTAGTGTATTGACCCGTTGAATTCTGAGACACATAAGAAGAATTGGCGTGAATGTATGCTGAGTTAGCATATTGACCGGTTGAATTCTGCGATACATATGCCGAATTAGCATGTAGATACGCGGCATTCGCATATACTCCAGTTGTATTTTGTGAATCATAAGCTGCGTTAGCTTGTAAAAAGGAACCATTGGCACTCGAAGTAAGGTCAATAGAATCACCTGTGTTTGAGGTAATAATCAAACTACCACCTGAATTACTCAAAATAATACCGTCAATGTCAACAGACCCTGGACCAACAAACAATGATTTGAATGGTTTTAATTTAGATCCCAAGAAATAAGTATTGGCTGTTGATGGAATAATATTACCAGTTATAACCAAATCACCAAGCATTGTATCGCCATTTTTACTCAATTTAGTACCAGCTAAATTGAATGCTGTATTGGACCTAGCGAAAGCACCGTTGGCATAAGAAGCTGCTGGTATTACATTGTTAGCTTGTGCAAACGCAGCATTAGCCTGTGTGTATGCAGTATTAGCTTGTGCAAATACAATATTAGCTAGATTGTATGAAGCATTTGCTCGAGCAAAAGCAAGATTTGCGTTCGCTCTAGCTTCTGTATCTGTTACAGATACTATCAATGAATTAGCTAAAGCAAAAGCTGAATTGGCGTATGATCCAGTTGTTATTACTGCGGATAATGCATTGTTTGAATTTTCTCTTGCAAATACATCAACACCTCCATTCGCAATTGTATTTGCTAATCTGAAGGCCGCATTAGCGAACATCCCCACCGTATTTGAAGAAACTCTGGCAACCACTTCATTAGTGGTAATTTGAATTTGCAGATTTGCAATATTGGACGTTTGAGTTGGTCCTGTGAATTGCGTAATTGATTGCACGGCCGCAGGAGAACCTGGACCAACTCGTACACTAATCTGATTTACTGGATTTACTATAGTTGCCATTATGCGTTAGGACCATTGGAATTAATTACTCCGGTCACACCAGGAGAAACATATATTTGTCCTTCCAATACGCGAGTTACCAAATTAGTTACTGAATCTTTAATATTTACATCGTAGACGTATTTTCCATAAGGTACATTTGCAGTATTTGCTGCAGGCAACGAGAGGAATATTACACCTTCTTCTTCCGTACTGATTTGTGCAGTAAAAGTGAAAGCAACATTAGCTGTTGTGTAAGATTTCTTTGCTCTGGAATTTATAGTGAAGGTTGTTAAGTCATATGGAACTCCAGAATCATCTGTTAACGCCAGACGGGCATTAAAGGATGACCCTTGTTCCATGTATTGGTCTGAATATCCTGCGGCCATTTTGTGTACCTTTTATTTGATTCGTTAACCATATTTATGTTTATTGGTTTGGTATTTTTGATTTTAAGTATTGAACTTCTTCGTTCAATTCTTTAATAGCCTCGATTAACAATCCTACTATATTACCATAGTCAACAGTTAGTGTTTCTTCTTTCGTTGTCTGATCCACATGTGACATTACAACTTCAGGCAATACTTCTAAAACTTCTTGTGCAATTACACCGACCTTTTTCGTTTCAATATCGTCTTTTTTGTTGTAATAAACACCACGCAATTGTAAAGTTTTTTGCAATGCATTATCAATATTTGTTATATTTGTTTTAAGCTTTATGTCAGAGAATGCAACGACGTTACCTGTAGCTGTTAGGACACCTGTAGCAGTTACACCTGCATTAGCTGTAACGAGCCTATCTGCTCCGTTTATTCGATGAAATATACCTGAAGTTGCATTCTGGACCGTGTTCGTTAAATCACTTTGGAATATATTATCAGGATTAACACTTCCACTACCATTTCCATTTGTTCCAAAATATACTGCGCCGGTAGAGGTAATTCTAAATCTTTCGTTGCCTGATGTAGATATAGAAACTTCATCAGTTCTAACAGAACCAATACCTGTATAAGTTGCAGATGGCGCTTGATTAGTCAAGAATCGCATACTGCCATATAAAGACAATTTAGGAGCAGACGCAGGTGTTGTTCCACCAATTGCTACGTTGCCTTGTAAATAATTGTCTGCGGTTCCTGAGAGATATAGATTATATTTACCTGCGCCAGCTGAAACAAGTCCTTTAATACCGTGATTAGATACTGTTCCTGTGGACAAATCGGAAATATATAAACCCGTAGTATTAGATACAACACTTCCACCACCTGCAGCTACACTTCCGGCTATGAAATGATAAGCGTTATCCATAAGTAAACCGGCGGCGGTGTTTATATTACTATAGAAACTTGTATACCAACCAGTCATACCACCACCGGCGGTTCCTTGCGCCAATATACCACCACCCGTGTTCGTACCTGTAACTGTTTTACCAAGAGTAAGATTCCACTGAGATACCCCTACGCCATTAAATCCAATATCACCACCAATGTTGCCTGTAAATGAAGGTGATGTTAATGAAGGTGAAGCACTCAATACAACTGAACCTGATCCTGTAGATGTTTTGACGCCAGTACCACCGGAAGCAACCGGAATTGCCTGTGAACTGGTTATTTGTCCTGCAGCAATATTTGTGTTTAATGTTCCATAATTTGCAAACGATATAGCACCAATGCTATTACTTGTTGGATTCGTTGTTATTCCTTGGAATAGAGTCCAATCACTCGAAGCTGTTCTTACTAGTCCTGTATATTTTGTACCTGAGTTTACATATTGGCCATAAAAACCAATATCAACCACATCTCCTAAATTGTTTGCAGCTAATTCAATTAGAGAATCGACTGTTTGGTATGTTGCAACATTTATGTAAGTTAATGGACCATTAACAGTTAAACTACCAGTAATACCCAAATCACCTATGATTTGACCACCCGCAGTGGTTAGTGCAGTATTTGCTTTACCATATGCAGAGTTAGCATAGGAACTAGCAGATGCAGCATTTAATGTACCTGTATTAGCTTGTACATACGCAGCATTAGCGTAAAGGCCAGTTGTATTAGCTCTAGCAAATGCACCATTAGCATAGGAACTAGCAGATGCAGCATTTAAAATGGATGTATTAGCAATACCAAATGCAGAGTTAGCATAAGAACTAGCAGAAGCCGCATTTAGAGTACTTGTATTAGCTCCAGCAAAAGCAGAGTTAGCATATGAACTAGCTGAATTGGCATCACGGTATCCTGAATTAGCATAAGAACTAGCAGAAGCCGCATTTAGAGTACTTGTATTAGCTCCAGCAAATGCAGAGTTGGCATAGGTACTGGCTGAATTTGCATCACGGTAACCTGAATTAGCATATGAACTGGCTGATGCTGCATTTAAAGTACCTGTATTAGCTGCAGCAAAAGCGGCATTAGCATATACGGATGCTGCAGGTGAACCTGCCGTAAATTGAACTGAACCATCAGTAAAGGTGATACCATTGCCAGTACCTCTAATAACAACATTACCAGAATACACACTGCCACTTACACCAAGACCGCCTGCAATAACAACAGCACCAGTTGTGTTTGAAGAAGATGCTGTTGCATTTGAGAAAGTGTATACTGTTAAGCTGTTAGCTGTTACTGATGTGCCAGTATTAGCCAATGCATTATTAGCTACACCATAAGCTGAGTTGGCATATGAACTTCCTGCTGCAGCATTTAAAGTACCTGTATTAGCTACTAAGAATGCACCATTAGCGTATGAACTGGCTGACGCTGCATTTAGAGTACCTGTATTAGCCTGTGCAAAACCGGCATTAGCATATACAGATGCTGCAGGTGAACCTGCTGTGAATTGAACCGAACCATCAACAAAGGTAATACCATTACCAGAACCTCTAATCACAACATTGCCAGTGTATACACTACCACCTACACCAAGGCCGCCCGCAATAACAACGGAACCTGTGACATTCGAAGTGGATGCCGAATTGTTGGCAAAAGTATACATGGTACTGCTATTAGACGTAACCATGGAACCAACATTAGCTAAAGCATTGTTAGCAGTAATAAATGCTGAATTAGCATACGAACTGGCTGAATTTGCGCCACGGTAAGCTGAATTAGCATACGAACTAGCTGAATTGGATACACCATAGGCCGAGTTAGCATATTGACCGGTTGTATTCTGTGACACATAGGCTGAATTAGCTTGCAGGTAAGCTGAGTTAGCATACGAGCTAGCTGGTATTGCTACATTAGCTTGCTCAAAGGCCGCGTTCGCATGAGCATAAATTGCGGTTGAAATTTTACTTGTTGGAACAGTTGAAATACTTGTAGATGTTGCACTATCAGAAATCATATTCGCAGTCATAATTTGCGAATAGTAAATGCCATTATTTGAATCTAAAATATCCCAATATTTGTTTGATTCGTTCCAACGAATGGATGCATTTGCATTTGGAATACCAGTGGGTTGATTATTTGCAGTACCCCTATTAACACTAAAATAACTTGTGATTGGTGTATAAGTGTTTGCGTTTATTACAAAATTATTTGTTGTATAAACTGTTGTTCCGTTAATTGTAAACGTACCACCAACAGTCAAACCGGCCGATGTTGTTAGAGATTGGAATGCACCTACAGCATTTGTTGCCGAAAGAAGTGTACTCGTAACATACAGTTTAGATACAGAAATATCATTATTTGCAATAAGATAACTAGTATATGTATTTCCTGTTGCTGAAATTGTAGTAGTGTTTACAGTATTATTAGATTGCAAATATCCTGTGTAACTAGTGCCAACCACAGACATTGTAACCGTATTAACTGTCGCGTTAGCTTGTAATGCATTAGTCCAAGTATTGCCAACCACGGATAATGTGGCTGTATTTACGGAAGCATTAGCTTGAACTCTATTAGTCCAAGTATTGCCAACCACGGATAATGTGGCTGTATTTACAACGCTATTAGCTTGTAACTTATCGGTATAAGCAATGTTAGTAACAGATAATGTGGCTGTATTTACAACGCTATTAGCCTGTAACTTATCTGTAAACGAAATATTGGTAACCGATAATGTGGCTGTATTAACAACGCTATTAGCTTGTACTTTATCGATATGAGAAATATTGGTAACAGATAAAATAGCAGTATTAACTGAACTATTAGCCTGTAATCTATCTGTATGAGAAATATTAGTAACAGATATTGTAGCCGTATTAACAGCAGTATTAGACTGAATTACTCCAGTTAAAACATTCGTATTGGCCTGAAGTGTGTTAGTATACGAAACACCTGTGACCGATAGTGTGGCGGTATTTACAACACTATTAGCTTGTAACTTATCAGTATAAGCAATGTTGGTAACAGATAATGTGGCTGTATTTACAACGCTATTAGCTTGCACTTTATCGATATGAGAAATATTGGTAACAGATAGTGTTGCGGTATTTACTGAACTATTAGCCTGTAATCTATCTGTGTGAGAAATATTAGTAACAGATATTGTAGCCGTATTAACTGAACTATTAGCTTGTAATCTATCAGTATGAGAAATACCAGTCACTGAAGAAGTCGCAGTATTAACTGCCGTATTAGATTGAAGTGTGTTAGTAAAACTTGCACCAGTAACGGATATTGTGGCAGTATTAACTGCTGTATTAGATTGTAACTTATCTGTGTAAGAAATACCTGTCACCGAAGAAGTCGCAGTATTTACAACGGCATTAGCTTGTAGTTTATCGGTATATGAAATATTGGTAACAGATAGTGTGGCTGTATTTACAGCGGTGTTAGCTTGTAAAGTATTGGTAAAACTTGCGCCTGTTACTGAAGACGTGGCTGTATTTACGGCGGTGTTAGCTTGTAAAGTATTGGTAAAACTTGCACCAGTAACGGATATTGTGGCAGTATTAACTGCGGTGTTAGATTGTAGTTTATCTGTAAAGGATGTGCCTGTTACAGATAGTGTTGCGGTATTTACTGAAGTGTTAGATTGAATTACCCCAGTTAAAATGTTTGTATTGGCCTGAAGTGTGTTAGTATAAGTGGTACCAAGAACTGATAAAACTGCTGCTCTGATAGCCGTATTAGATACTAATAAGTTAGTATAAGTTTCTAATGTTGCATTTAAATTACCTGTAATTATTGTGTCTTTACCAACACTCAAAGTATTTTGAAGAACTGTTGATTTAGTAACAGTTAATGTATTTGAGATTAATGTTACACCACCTACCGTTAAAGAACCTCCAATTGTAGTATTGTTTGCAACGGCTAAACTTGTTCCTGTATTGCTAGCATAAACTGTACCATTTGCAGTAACAGAACCACTTGCAACCAAGCTTTGTGTAGTGTTTGTAAAATATACTTGTTTACCTACAGTTAAATTATTGTCGATAGTTGCTGAAGAAGCTGTACCTGTAACCAGTAATTGACCTGCAACAATGACATTATTAGCAACAGTTAAAGCAGTACCTGTACCATTTAAAGTCAATGTGCCAGAATCTTTGGTCCAATCGTATTTACCAATAGAATTGATTTCATTGGAACCTGCATTAGTTGCAACGATCCAATCACCAAATGTGTTGGCGTAGCCTAAAATATTAACTGTATTTGCCATCTTAACCTTTTATTAGTAATTGTTGCAACAGGGATTTTATTTCACACATATCCGATTTGATGCAATCTATTTCTGACTTTACTTTATTTATTTCATCTTTTTGCATCTTAACCAACCTAAGCTTAGCATAATACTCATTTTTTTCTGTATTATCAGTAGGCATTAGAGCTCTACTTTCAATATCACGAACAAAATTTGTATTGGTAACTTTTACTAGTTGCATGTTAGATTCCTGTTCCTGCCGGTAATGCTAATGCGCGAATATCTGTTAGGAATGGAACAATGGTATTATCACTTGTTGCCAAAACTACCTTGATTGCAAATTGGATGAATGAATTATACGTCTGGCCTGTTGTGGAATTGGTGTAACTTATACTGTTATCAGCTTGATTACTTGCAAAAATTCCAGGAGCACACTCATATTCATATAGGTCAGTCCTAGATTTGGAGTATGTATTTGGATTTTGGAGAGTGGTCATTAATTGCCAATTTCCAGATTCAAATGTTGAAGTATCGTCAGCGTTTAGAATTTTGTAGTAAACATAAACAGCTGTCCCAGGTGGTTTATAAGCTGTATAGTATACACGCAAATCACCTGAATCATTTCCTGGTGCAAGTACAACTTTCTTTGTGAAGTATTTTGCAATTGAATTACCACCTGAAGGTGAGGTTTCACCTGCAACAGTTATAACAACATTTGCATTTCCGCCGCGAGTTGCAGCATCGGAAATTGTAATTGTTGGTGTGTTAATGTAACCAGCTCCTGATGTGATGGTATAAACTGAAGTAATTGCACCATTTGCATTTGCAGTAAATCCTAATGATGCAGTATTGGAACCAATATCAGGACTTGAAATTGATATTGTTGTTGTATTAACATTATAACCATAACCTGGATTGCTAATTGAAATAATGTTATTACCAATACCCATGTTGTTAATGTTATAGGAAACAGTATACAGTGTAAGACCATCATCGGAAATGATTGGAGACACATCGGAATCATTTGTAACTAATGATGCATACAAAGAGAATGAACTATTTGAGGATCTCAATAGGACTCTTTCTCCATTACCATCGGACAGATAAATGTCTTCATATGTGGGACTTCCTAATTTTCCAGGATTGACTGATTTAACACCTGTCGGAACATTTCCGGTACTTAATGTTGTAGCATATGTATAATTAATATCAGTTCCTGAAGGTGTGAAATCTGTTGTAGTGATGTTTAATGCATGATAATTTTTATCTAGTGAATAGTTTCCAAATAGGTTTGAAGCACTATTTGCATCTAACTTATTCAAAATTTCTTGACTTCCCATTTTTCTATATGGTAGATTTTTAGGAATAATAAAAGGTATTGAAACTCTGTCAGTTGAGAATACACATTTTTCCATAACAAACATCATAGATTTAGTTTGGTCTGCTGACCATGTTATACTATTTTGTGATTCAAATAGAGAACCAATATAAGGTGAAGCCGTAATTTTTGTCGGACTGGCTGGATTTGGATCAGACACTTTAGCCTTCGCTGTAGAAGGTATAGCAATTTGATTTTGTTGACCGTAATAAACCAAATAATCTTTCGAAGAAGATTTTACAATGAAAGCATACATAACACCCGATTGAATATAAACAGGTGCAGGGAAAATAAATTCAGTATAAGAAGATGGATCCAAATAATGTGGTGTAGTTGAAACATTAACCTTACTTGGTTCTAGGTATACAGTTGAATAGTCCAACGTATCTCCTGTTGGATAACCATTAAGTGTGGGAACAACAGTAAGTCTGACTGGAGAATTATCTGTAGCTTTTGAATAGAAAAATAATTTAACTGAATATAAGAAAATTCCATTAGGATAATTTTCTTTAGAAACAATAAAAGTCTGGGCAAGTGGATCTGAATTCTGTGGCGGCGGTGGCGGTGGTGGTGGCGGCGGCGGTGGAGGCGTCAAGTCCCAACTTCTTGTGGTGCTACTTCTATTTGAACTAATAAATTGATTTGATAACTCACTCACCTGTGTAAACACTGAGCTGGATGAATCTAATGAAGGTGCAAAATTTACTTGTTGTGATACTGTCGATAAACCGGAAGCAACAAATGTAGCTTCAGCTATTGTTGTTGCGGTTGATGGCTGAGTTGCAACAGTTCTGTTATCTATACGAAACACTCTGCTACCTGTTTTGAATACTCCAGGTGGTATATTGAAAACAGCAACAAAATTACCAGCTTCATCTGTGGATGGTTTAGCTAGTGAAGTTCCTGCTTGAACTGCAGCATTAATTTTACTTAAATTACCACTAATTGAATAAACAGAAGTTATATCTCCACCTATTTGTGAATTTGTTCCTAATGATAAATTAACAGGTGTGGATAATGTGACTAATTTTGTTGCGTTACTGTAGGCGGTAATAGTTGAATTGAATGTCTGAGTTTTACTGTAATATCTGTTATTGAATATATAAACATATTTTGAAGTTACACTTATAGTTGAGCCTACATAATAATCTGAAATATTGGACGCAGTTGATGGATCTAATCTTAATTGTGTGGCATCAATGAACCATTCACCACCACCAGGCAATATAGATTTTGTACCTGCATTTACATATGAGATTGGTGGATTGATTGTTGAATAAACAATATTACTTCCAGAATCTTTGATCGTCATACCAAAAGCTGAGGTTGTTGTACCTGAACTTGTCGCAGAAAAACCAATTCTTACTGTAGCTGGAGCAGTTGCGACTGTATATGTGAATGTTGTCGTAGATGCGGGTGTGCTTGATAAGGATGCACCAATACTTGTTCCATTTGCATAAACAAAAGCGCTGCCAGATGCACCAACTTCTATGGTATATGTTCCTGCCGTTGTGAATGTTACCGGCGAAGTGAAATTAAATGTTGTTCCGTTAGTTGCATCACCCCAAATACCATAATTGTTAAGTAGAGTTGAATAGTTTTGTACTACTGGTGTTCCATATAATTGAGTTGTTGTTCCACTATTTAATGTGTTAGACCAACCTCCTCCAACACCACTGATTGATCCTGATTGACTTATGTTTACTATTGCTCCAGCCGGCACGGTTCCTGATGCAGAAGAAGAAACATAATTACCACTAACGTCGAAAAATGCATTTCTTAATATTGTTGATCCTACTGCATTTGGTGCGCCAACTATATCTGCAACATATAAACGAACTTTTGATGTATTTGGATAATAATATACGTTAATTACTCGAGCAACTGGATAAAAAACATTTGCTATGTAGAAACCAACAATATCATCTTTGTTGAATGTTCCAGATACAGCAGTTAATTCGATGGTATTTGGATTAGACAAATATTTAGATACATCTACACCATCAAAATATGTTGATACATTTGAATTAACTAACATATTTGTTGCACTAATAACAATTCTTTGACTTCTAATGTATGGTAATATTGCAACATTTGTCAAATAACCATTATTCATTGCAAAAGTTGAAGATGATGGATTATAAGCACCTGAAAGAGTATTTTTTATCTGATTAACATAAGTGTCGGTTACTATGGTTGTTGTTGCTGACCCCACAACTTGATTTCCTGTTGTACTTGTTGATGTAGTGCTTTTAAAGGTTGTTGTTCCTGGTATTGTTTGATAGTCACCTGAACTTAATAAGTTAACGCCATTACTGGATTGATAAACTTGGAAATTAGGATCAGTTATTAGAATTGCAGGAGATTCGTTGTTATCTACCCAATTATCCATTGGAGGATTTAAATTTAGAATACCTTCAGTTACTGAAACATTGAAAGGATTAACCGAAACTGTACTGCTTGCAAGTGGTTGATATGCAACATTTTCAGTTGTAAATGGTAATGTGAATAGATTAGTTTGAGCATTATTGATGCCACTAATGCTATAACTGCCTGTATTTGCTATCGTACCTAAACCAGCAAGAACGACAGGATTTTGTAATTGAAAATTTTCAACAGTTTGCAACGCCGACATTTGATTTTTGCGTACATTAATGTTTGCAGCGTAGTCTGGATTATAAGTATCTGCTGTTCCAAATGATGAAAAATCATCAACTAAAATACCATTTTTAAATCTATTCAAACCATTAGCATCAGGAATTTGTTGAGAACTTGCTTTCGATTCTAAAATACTTAAAGATGTATAGTATTCCAAATTATTAATACGGGTTTCTAAATCTGTAATGTCTTCTTTAGCCCAACGCTTGTGAATAATCTTATTAATAGATAGGTTAGAAATTGTACCTGGAGTACCTTCACCTGGAACAAAAGCTGTATAAGCGTCATGTGAGAGATTTGCTATTACTAGAGAACCGGCAGGTTGATTTGGAAAAGAAGGATTGACAGAAGGTGTTCCTTGAATAATATTGAAACTCTTATCTTTTGTTAATACCAATTTATCTTTTCTAGCCAAATAATATTGATAGAATCCTGAAAAATTTGATAAATTATTCGGTATTAACATACCAATATCATTACTGGAAGTTTGAGATCCTGAATATTCCCAAATATAGGCAGTCTGGCTATTTACACGGCAAGGCCTGAAATCAATACAATCACCTAATGTATATTTAACACCGTCATTAGCTGTGTATGTTCCAATTTGTGCATAAGCTTCAGCTGAACTCGATACGCCACCGTATGTTGATCCTGAAGTATTGTATGATTGAATGCTAAAGTAACCATCACCAGATGAAGCTTGACTATGTGAATAGTAGTCCACAACAACTAAGATGTTGCCTACTGGGCGAGGTGCACCTGGAATTAATGATACAGATGCATGGTCATAAAAATTGTCTCTTTGGCCGTTGTCTAATTTATAGTAGGAAGTAACATCTGTGTAATTTGACAATGAACCAGTTGGGTTTGTTCCTGCTACACCCGAATCAAAAACTTTTGTAATTTTCTTAACGTCATTTACATATAAAGATATTTTTCCAGTTGTGGTAACATCTGAATTTTTAATTGTAATTTGACCTTTTGTTAAGTCCTGATAAGAATTTGTACCCGCAATTGATGCGAGTGTACCAACAATTGTGGTATTTCCTGTAACTAAACTCTTAGATTTTAAAACATAACTCGAAGAATCACCACTACTCACTTGAACTTGTGCGATAATTGTAACATTTTTATTTGTTCCAACGCCTGATCCAACAGTGAAGGTTGCTGTGGTTTTATCGCCTGAAATGGAAATTGTATTACCTGATGTGGTAAAATCCATAACACTTCCTGTTGAATTATCAATAACCATGAACAGTTGTTGAGCTGATGAACTGTCTAAGGTTCCAGAACCTGTAAATTTTAATGGATTGCTTGCATTTCCGGAAGTAGATTGTAGCGTTAATGTTGTACCAGTAAATGTTTTTGATCGGTATACTCTTTGTGTGTAATATGATGTTGTAATCAACTGAGCAACATAAGGATATCCAATTTGATATATTACTTCAGGTGATACTTGAGAGAATAATATTGTTTGAGAATTTGCAAGGCCGTTAACTTTTCCACTGGTGGAGTTAATATTAACATTTGCAGTTGTTGCATATGAACCTGAACCTGCGGTTTTAATAATAGACTCAACATCAGTGCCTCTGAATATTAATGAAAATATTGAACTTGCTGTAGGTGAAACTGTAAACGGATAATCAACAGTTGCTGTTTTGGTGGAACCATTATAACTAACAATATTTCTAACATCAATTAGACCACCTGTATTCATACTGACGGTCATATCATAATATGCATTTGCAACAGGTGAAAAAGAACCAGTTGTATCTGTAATGGTAAATGTATTTGTGGTACCTGAAGTAACATTTCCGGTTAATTTGTTTGCGGAAAAATCTGAAATATATGCATTGTAAACATAAGATTTTGTATTTGTTCCAGTTCCTGAAGCGTATTTTAGATTGCGAATAAAAGCTGTACCCGCCAAAGTGGCTGAATAAGTTTTGGTATTGGTCGAAATGACGTTAGCTGCAGGAACACAATGCAAATCAACTTGCGGCATTGTTGAAATGTCGAAAACGCCATTTGCAGTATCGACAACAAAATAATTTCCATAATCAATAAAGACGGGATTATTACTAATATTTGCAACAGATTGAGCTCTGTCGTTTGTTAATTTAATATCAGATTGGCTCTCAACTCTATAACCGTGAACATATGCAACACCTTTACTAATGTTTAAATCATATTCCGTTGGTGATATTGAGTTTGCTGATGGTGTCAGTTTAAAATCATTAACGATATAATCACCGTTTGTTTCATAATCACGTTTTGCAAAGTAATCATCGATGGTTGAATATACTGTACCATCAACTTGTTTTGAGATTTTACCATTTTCAATACGAACCAATTCAATAAAATTGTCATCATTACCTAGTGTTAATGGCAGTGTTACGAGTGTTAAGGTAATAACATAACGGTCTGCACCTGGCGCTTGATAATTTGAAGCACCAACCGCCGGATCTAATAGAGAAGAATCATTTATATAATCATAAATTGTTTCTGTAATTTGCAGACCAATTCTATAAGATGGTGTATTATCATATTTGTTTAGTATGATTGTTTGTGGATCAACTTGAACAAAATTACCAATTGAATATTTAATACCTGTGGTGTCTGAAACGGAATAACCATTAACTACATAGAAAACACCACTAGAAATTGAGGCAACAGAAGATGATCCTGTTGATATATTTGTTGTTGTAGATGTTATAACAGAAGCGAAATATGTTGGACCACTTGCTGTTGTAAGAACAACTTCATCTGTAAATTTAGCACCCGACAGATATGATATGATTAATGTTGGAGGATCACCAGCAACGGAACCACTGGCTGTTGACTCGGATGTGGCTAAAACTCTAGCGAGAATTGTTCCACTTGCATCTTGAATTAATTGACCTGCAAAATTTTCTGCAACAACAGTTATTCCATTATATGTGTTATTCAATTTAATAAAATAACAATTTTGGTTAACCGTTACTTGGCCACCAGAAACTGGAGTATTTGTGGAAAAGATCGATGATGCAAAATTTGAAATTTGATTTTGCAGAATGGTTTGAGATTGCGTTAATTCACGAGCTTGGACCGCAGAACCTGGTTTGAAAAGTATACGGTGAAAGTTTTTTGATGGATCAAAATCGTCAAAATATGGGCTAACATTGAAATTTAAAGACATTTTTTTCCTTTAGTATCCTAGTACAAATTTAAATTGTTCGATGCCATCATTACTTCTTTGAACACCAACTCTATTATCAACATAGGTTATATATCCTGAGAATGGAATGAGAGAAGGTTCAGTTACATTGAAAACAACCCTAGAAGCGCCTGTGGTTACACCAAGAATTGTTTGGCCAACAGTATAATTTCCACTTGTATTTATCAACTGTAAAATATTACTTGATGTGTTAAAATTTAAAACTGTTCCATAGTAAGTTACATTACCATTTGCATCTTTTTGTTGCACAATCTCACCGGATGTATATACATTTCCTTGACCAGAAGAAAGTAAAAATTGTGTAGTTGTATTATAAATTGCGCCATTTGCTAACACAGGACCTGATGTTCCATAAGTTTGTGGATTGACAAGTATACCAACTTGATGATAGTTTACACCAGTTGTAGGTAAAATTCCATTTTCTGTTCCGTTAAATTCAGCTGCGTACATAACATGGTTACATCCCAATTCAGATATTGGATCATATGCATGTCCCCCTACTGGTGAAATTGGTGCAACTGCTGTTGCTCCTGTGCCTGAGGAAGAAACCACAACCATATTTGCGGAAGTATATGCAGTTATTGTGACATTTGCGTTAGTGTAGTTTTTACCTGAAAAACCAGGTTTTACCACAATATCTTTAATTACACCAGATGTTATTTCAGAACTGGTTATATTAGCAACACATCCTGTACCATCTCCGGTGACGGAAACAACAATGAATGTGTTTACTGCATCATAACCTGTACCACCATTTGTTACATTAATTACCTGAATGTCTCCAACACCTGCATCAGTCAAGTATGGTTGTGGTGTGTTTACACCGACAGGAATAGGCATCCAAACAGTATCCAAGAAGGTTTTCTTGAGGCCTGCATCAATGGTATAAATATATTTCCACTTGTATAAGTCATTGCCTTGGTAAATATTATTTGTTCCATATGAACCAGGTTCAAAATATGGTTCAGATGTGGACAAACCACCGTTGTTATTTGCTAAGCATTTAAATACTTGGTCATATCTATTTTTTACATAAAAATTATACAGTGGAAAGCCATTTGCATCTTTTGCATTCAAATTCACAGTGTCGGAATAGGCAAAAAAATTCGTGTTATTTTTCCAATTGATTCTTTGGATTACTGGATGAATATTGCTGGAATTTATCAATTTAACCGCAAACATATTCTTAAATATTTTCTTTAATGATAATTGGTCTTCTTGTGGTTGTGTCGGAGTTTCTACGGAAGATATTGTTGGCCATGTATCTTCTTGGCTAAGAAATATATAAGTTGAATTAATTGAATCGCCATTAAGTTCTAAGGACGGATTATAATAATCCGTCTTGACTCTGATTACTTTTGCTTGATTTGTAAGAATGTTTTTATTTGTAGCCATGATTTATTTATTATGATTTTACAACAGAAACAAAAGTATTTGCAAGGTCTCCAGCAATACTAAAGTATTTTAAATAGATAGTGTGTCCAGCTGAGACATTTGTTGAAGTTGTTCCTGTTGTTGAATTATTTGCCAAACAACCGTGTGTCAAACTTTGGGTATTGCCTGCTGTGTTTGTTAACCACACTTCAACAACCTTACCTGCAACATAATTTGATAATGTATTTGTTACTGTAGCTGCAAAAGTAGCACGGATCACAGAATCTGTTGCAAAATCGATTGTGATAGCTGTCTGAGCACCTTGTAAAATTCTAGGTGTAAAAATGAATCCTTTTTGTGGAAATGTATTGCCTGTAATAGTTAAGTTCTTGCTGTTACCAACAACCAATTCAGTATTCGCAAATAGACCAGCTGCTAATGTTCCAGCAGTATAATGGAATGTTTGTGCAGACGGTATATCAACACCAACAAACAAAGTGTTTGCTGTGTTTGCATTGATTGTATTGAATTTAGGTAATTCTGAAATTTTAATTGTTGACATTTTTTATCCTATTAATAACCATGCGCCTGTTTCTGAAGTTAATATATCACCGTTTTCTGTTCCTAGTTCCGAGAGATATTGTGTTCCCACTGGTCCAATAATTTGGACTTGATTGTATAATGAAGTTATACTTCTTCCCACTGAAATGTAACCGTTTGCACCACTTGTCAGAGGACCACTTAGAGTAGCTGAAGTAAAAGGTGAACCAAATGCTGTTACTGTTTGAGCCACTCCATTAACTGTAATCTTATCTCCAACACGAATAATATCCTTTACAGGATATGCGGTGTTGCTGTAATGGCCATTGTTGATAATGTTATAACTCCATGTCAATGACTGTATATTTATGACTTGGTTATTACCATTTGCTGATGAACCGATAGCCACATTAGCAAAATATGTCCAAACATTATCTTCCATTGTTACAGTATTGGATGCATTATCTACCTTAACAACTAAACCATGAAAGACATCATTAACTTCTGTTCCGTATGTGAAGACTAATTCTGTAGAATTTGCGGTAATAAAATCTGAAACATTTGCACCATACAAATTGTTAAATTTGATAATATTGTTACTTGTACTCGTTGAAGTGCCAGCTGGAATTGTTACGGTAGCAGTATTTCCTGCATAATAACCTAGTGTATATCCTGTATCCAATGCATATTTTGTCTCAAAGTCCATATTATTATTTGAAGTCATAACAACTCGACCAAGAACTTTTGTTCCAGATGGATGTAATAGGTTTAATAGTACATCACGATATTTTTCTATCTCTTTTGATAAAGTAATTTGATAGGTATAGTTATTATAATCTTCACTTTGCAATACATCAAACGAACTCGGTTGGCCCGTTTTGTCTAAGTATTGACCGTTTCCTATGACTAAACCTGACAAGAAAGTTGCATTCGCTTTTGCAAAACCGTCACCGTAAGTAATAACACCGTTAGCTGAATCAAATCTTTTGTTATCAACTGAGTTATCGAAAGTTGTATTAAAATTATTTGTATAACCTCCAACTAATTTAACTGACGCGCCTTTTGAATCAATTTTCAAAGGTAATGATTTTTGTGGTATTGAATTATAATTATATACTCTTAGCTGATAGATGCTATTGGTTGCAGGAATGGAATTTTCCAAAACATTAATAGAGTCTACTAAAGCTGTATATGTTGCTGTATTAGTGTTTGCACCTTGGTAAATAATGTCACCGATTGAAGGAATTATTGAAGGAGAAACATTAGATACAATTAAATCTTGTACTTTAAGAGATACTTTAGGTGCACCAATATAATCTTCACCGTTTTCTATAATATTAAATGATGTAATTGAACCAACACGATTCAATACTTGGGAAAATGTTGCGCCTGTTCCTAAAATACTATCAACTGATAATATTGCTGTTCCCAGATAGTATGAATTTGCATTTAACGTATAATTAGAATTAGCAGTCAATATCATTGAATTAGAATTTACAATAGATTGAACTGTTCCAATAATAATATTAGTATTAGACACCAGTAAAGCACCATTACTAAATTGTGTGGTGAAGCTTGTTCCGTTTCCTGTAACTACATTGCTTGTGGTCGAAACGGTCACATTACCACCACCTGTTCGGCCAACTACAACTTTAGGTAAATTAAAATAACCCATTCCACCTAATGTCATTTTGTTTGTTGAATTGCTTACATAATCAACAGAAATAATTGATCCTGTACCATTGACAGTTACATTCGCAAACGCACCATAACCGGTACCACCAATAAATACAATCTGGTCATTATTAGAATAACCTGAACCCGGTTTAATAATTTGAATTGGTGCAAGAATTGCCAAGTTTGATAGGGTTGTTTGAGAGTATACATCGGTAGTATATTCTGAAATTGCTTGAATATCTGGTGGAACTGTGATACCACCACCTTGATTTTGAACAATAACAGAAGATAGTGGAAATGTAGAAAAACTACCAAAACTAAATGCATTAACTAAAGTTGTGTTTGCATTTGAAAAAGCTAAATTAGCAAACTGATAAGATTGTTGTGTCCAAAGTCCTGTGGATGAATTAAAAGTATTTGCACCTGAGCTACCTGCAATGTTACCTAGATAGTGGTATCGTTTTAATTGAATACTATCTTTAGGTATAAATGTCACATTTGCAATACCTACAGGATTTAGAGAACCAACAACAATAATAGGTGCTTGCGGACTTGTACCTACCAAATTTGTTATATTGATATAGGTATTTGATCCACCCACTTGTGTGTTAGCTTCACTGGTTGTGTAACCATAACCTTCTGTGATAACAGTAACCCTTTGTATGGAACCTGAAGTAACTGAACCAACTTCAACAGTAGCTCCAAGAGGATTTGCTACATTTGAATTTAATCCACCATAAACAACAACTGGGTCTTTTGTTTGATATGAAAGGCCCCTATTTTTTGGATCAATCTTAACTTGACTAATTTGGCCAACAATCTGTGCTGTTAATGTTTCGGATCCTGCTGTTCCTGCCGGTACAATTTCACCGTTCAAGAAATATACAGGCTGATTTGAAGAATTTACAACTATTACTTTTTCACCTGATTCGAAAAGTCTTTCGATATTTGAAATGAATACTTCAGTTTTAAGACCATCATATATTGCAGATTCAACTGTTCCTATAGATTTCGAGGTTTGACCAAACAATCTAAGATTCTGAATGGATAAAAAGTTTTTATCACTGGTCGCCAATTTCAAACTTTTAGAAACATACCATTTACCTGAGGAAGCTTTAAGAACGGCGTCTTTTGTGTAGAAAAAATCCACATCAGTATTGTAAAGTGTCCTAAATAAAAACTTATAGGATGCAGGTGTACCTTTACTTTGATACAATTCCTTTGCTATCTTGATTGCTTTTGTTTTATCTGCCAATATTTCCTGTGGGAAATATGACATAAAATCATTCACATAATACTGTAAAAACTGTTCTGTGGTTGTGTCCACATCCATGTAATTGAGTAAATTTTTGGAAAAATCTAATGTGTTATTTTGTTCCTCTAACCATTCATAGTATGCCTGTATGAATAGAACAAAATTGGCGTAGTTTGGGTCCTCACTAATGAATTTAGGAAGCTGAAAGGGAACCAGTAACGATGTTTTATTGGTACTTTGTAACATTTAATTAACTTCTCTTAGCTGTAATAGAAATAGTTACCGCAGATGGGTCGTATGGATCAATTGTAATTATTCTATTTAACGAAGAAGAAATGATGGTTGTCGTTGGTTCAATTGAAACAGTTAATTGTCCTAAATCATTTTCAATAGCTACTGGATTCATATTCACTAGAGAAATTACTCCATTCTCATAATCAATTGTACCAGCATTTTCAGAAACCACAATCTTACCTTTTACTGTATCATTATAGTAACTTCTAATTGTACCATATTGACCTTGTAGTTTTAAAACCACACCAGCTCCTGTTCCTGTTGCGTCTCCAGTAGCGGGAACAATTGTGGCCAATGCAGTTGTATAACCAACGCCTGCATTTGTTACGGTGACAGAATATAACTTGTTGTTGACGATTTTGGCAGTAGCTGTTGCACCTGTTCCGTCACCATTAATTACAACGGTTGGTGTTTTGGTATAATTATAACCTGTGTTAATTACTGAAATGGAATCTACACCAACGGTTAGAGTTGGTACTTCCTCAAAGTAAATACCTGTTAAATTTGTTGTAATGTTACTAGGATTTACAATTGTTATTCCTGGATAAGTGGTCAAAGAACTACCAAACATTCCTCGTTTCAATGAACTGTTAAAATAAAGATTATAAGTTGTTGCAGTACCTATTGTGGGATAAAACTTCTTTTGAACCTTAATAGTGAAATCGGAAGAAAGAATAGATTTATTGTATGAGTTTATTGTATTCAAAACGTCATAAGAACTAAATGTTGAATTGAAAGTGTTTAATTTTGTAGATGCATAATTGTAAATTGCAGTTTGTATTCCTGTTTGCATTGTACCTGAAGACAAAGTGGTTTGCGCTGAATTGTAGAGTACATTTGCAGATACTTGAATGTAAGTATAATCAGGATTTACAATCACAGGTTCAACCGTCATCATACTGATTGGTTTGAGAACCTGAGACATGATTAATTCTTTTTGTGTTGTTGTCAAATCATAAGCACCGGCTGGTTTTAATGCAATAAACACTTGACCATAAACAGGCGGTTTATTTTCCTGACCGCCCCAAACCGAAACAGCATCAAAAGAAATACCTAAGGAGTTTTGTTGAACTGCTGTAATATAATCATTTTTACTTACTGCACGACCTTGTGATGCAAAGGCCTTTGGTGCTTGAAATTTAATAGAAGCAATTGATTCTTTTTCTGTACCTTGTGTTGCCGCCATGATTGGATTTATGGTTAAAGCGGAATAAGAACCAATATTATCCATAAGTACGAAATTATTAGCTAATCCACCAGCAGTTCCCGATGTTGTCAGATAAGTAACACTTATAATATTTCCATCAGACAGTTTATTTCCTAAAACACCATCACCAAAATAAATCTGATAATTTCCATTTACAGCTTCTTGAACAAAATATACTTTGTCTGTTGGACCTAATTCCAAATAACTGGTTTGACTATTGTAAATATCATAATAGGTATTTGTACTGGACTGTTGGACTAATACTTCAATTGTGGATAAATCAATGTTGGAATCTGGAATTTCGTATGTATAATTTGGATTGTTTGTTGAGTTTACAGTGAAACTATATGATGAAATACTTCCTTGTTTCAATTCAATAAGTGGAAATTTTGCAACAGTACCAATTACACCAACTGTCGTTTCTGAGGTTGTTACATAATTATAATTTACACCATCCATTGGTTCTGAAAGAAAGTTTGTATATTTTGGAATTGTAAAGTTTGTAGTTGTTACACCACTAAAAATAACATTTATTTCTGCAATGGGTCCAATCGCTGACCTTGGAACATAATTCATTAATTTTGCATGAGATACAACTGAAGAACGCTGCAAGGCTGAATCTAAAAACATTTCATTTGCAACCATATTTAAATAGAAAGCGTTGTACTGTGTATTATATGCAAGAACGTCCATTAGTGTGGAAAGAGCTGAACCTGTAAAGTTGTAGTCTTTAAATGTATCTTGTGATTTCAAATAGGTAATGAAATTTTGCTTAATATCAGCAAAATCTAGATTAGCTATTTGTATGTTTGTATTTGATGCCATTATCTGGACCTTTGAAGAATTAGGTTAACTGCCGTTGGTACTGAATTGTTTCCAACATAAAAACTCAAATATACTGAAAATGCATTTCCATCTTCATTAAGTGTTACTGTCAATTCATTAATCGCAACCCTTGGTTCATAATTTTTAATGGTATTTCTTATTTCCATATCTAAAATTGATGCGGTAATTGCTGTTGCTGGTTCAAACAGTAATTGGGTTAAATTGGAACCAACATCTGGTTGAAAAGGCCTCTCGTAAAAATTAGTCAACAACAGATTTCTAATTGAGGCTATTACGGCATTTTCATCATAACGGAGCGCAACATCATTCGTACCTGGCACACGTTTGAATGTGAGGTCTAAATCTGAATATAATTTCTTTAATGTTGCCATCTTCTATTTATTACTCTTATTGGGAGTTTATTCTGGTTTTTAACTTCTCGGTTCCAATATAGTTATTGACCAGTGTTTTTTCTGCGGATCCCAATTCACCTAGAGGAGAAACGGTCGAATAGTCACTTATTACCGCTTTAGAATTTGTAAAAAAAGCATTATCTTGTGCAGGATAAGTGGTCATTAAAGTATTAATTGAACTGACAGTAGTTTGTAGAGCTTGTGTTTGTGCTAAAGAGAAAGAGGATGTATTGGGTGAACCCATTGTTATACTAGATGAAAGTGCAGTTTGTTGTGAGGACAGTGAACTACTCAGGGTACTTAATGTATTACCTAAAGTTATACTGGTAAAATTACCCATAATTGGAGAATTGTTTTGCACCCCATCGGATTGATATGTTAAGTAAGATAGAATTTTTCCATAGCCCATGGCCATTTTATAGTGAACTGTTGTTGTATCAGTACCTGGATCAACAACATTAGATTCTCTATTTGTCACATACAAATAATTTGCAGCAGTCGATACACATGAAGCCGCACTATTACCTAAATCTCGCAAAGCTTGTGTTACTGTACCTGAAATGGTTGATTGTACATTAACACCAATAGTTGCACTATTAATGGAATTCATAGTAGAAGATATTGTTGCGGTCACGGCTGCAACCGGATTAACAAAATAACCACCAACATTCGAATCTCCAATATCTTGAGTTTGCCATTTTTTTAATAGTGGTGGCATCAAAGCAACATTATTGGCAACAGCACTACTGTAATTTGTAATTGTTGCATTTGTGGTTGGGTCTGATGAATTAAACCCTAGTCTTCCGTAAATACTCATAATATAATCCTTAAGCTATTTCAGATGGTATTGGTGGACTTGTTGCGCCGTTTGGTGCAATATGGAATTGCATATTACGCAAATTACCATTGATTGTATCTAATCCTAACATCGTAGATGATAAAGATGATGTTATGTATGGCGCAGAGACCATAGTTTGTGAATTAATCGGACCTGTACAATTGATAGACAATGGAATTGGGTACGCTAAACCGACAGCTAAACCACCAAATGGAGTTGAAAAACCAATTTTTTGACTGGTTATTCCAAGTGCGGAATCGATTCTACCGGTCGATGTTATTTTATCAGCAACAAATTCACCGCGTACCGCCAAATCACCATTAATATTGATATAACCTCCTTGGCCAGGAATAACACCTTCTCCTGTATTTAATTCAAGACGACCAGCTGATGAAATAACTTGTTTACCTTTTGAATTTGTACTGATTTGGCCTTCGACTGCTGTTGTATAATGTCCTTTTACAGAAAGTTCATAGTCACCTCCAACATTATGAATGTAATTACCATGTACGTTCATGTATACATCACCTTTGATTTCTACAGTTAAATTTCCTTTACCTGATGCGCCAATCAGTATGTTTTTATCTTTGATTGTAATCTCATAACCATCACCGTATACCTTATGAACCTCATCACCATTAGGATGCATTTCGATAAATGTACCTGTACGATGTTGTAATCTGATTCTTTCTCTTGTTGGAGTGTCATCCAACTCAAATGCATGACCACTAGGTGTTGATGTTGCATTGTTAAATGGGTAAATGGGTGGAGTTCCATTCTCTAGGTCAGCGGGAGAAAAAGGTTCATTCCACAGTCGAACAAATTCTGGTTTTTGTATTGTCATTATAAATTATTCCTCATACACTTTCTGAATTATCTATTTTATCAGCAAAACTAACATCTGCTGTGGCAACTTGAGACTCAGCAACATTCGCGTCAATTTGTCCCGTTACCTGAGCAGTATCTAAATTGGCAGGTTCATAAACCAAACTTTCGATAAATTTTTCTACTTCTTTTGTATTTGCTTGTGGTGCTTGTTCTTCAGTTTCTAAATTAACTGTTGCAGCAGCTTGTGCGGCCGCTAAACTAGTTTTAAATTGATTTGAAACGGATTCTCCTACTTGTTGAAAATTGAATAAACAATTTAATAATATTTGCTTTACTCTACCCTCAAGTGAATTAATCCATTCTTCAATTTGTTTCAATTCTTCAATAAGAAAATAGACCATTGCAATGTCGGCTATAATTTGAGCGGCTTCTTCCAGTTTCTCGTTAATTTTTCTTGCTATGTTTTTTAGTGCAGAAAATGCAAATGATAATGTTCCTGTTGCATCAAAATTTAATGCACCTAAAATGGCATCAATTGCAATTCTAAATATTCTGTTTAGTTGAGCGATTGCGGCTCGCATGATATTAGCAGCTGCATTTTTACCATTCTTAATTGCACCTGTTATTAGACCTAAATTTGGAATCAAAGCTGTAAGTGAAAAGTCTGTATTCAAATTAAATGTGAAATCACAAACGTGGGCGACTTGACTATTGGTGATATAAACACCTGTGTTTAGTAACGCACCTCTAGCAATACCTGGAGTAGTTTGAACTCCTTTAGTTAAAAACTCTCCTCCCCATTTCCATTCAGCTTGTATTGGTGCATTAATTGTTCTAGTAACAGGATCATATGATCCAGGAGCACTGTTGACATAATCTAACGCAAATTGAGCTTGAATCGCCATACTTCCTCCTATTAAGTTGAATATCCAGCTTTTTGTTCTGGTGTTATTCCCGGCATAACACCCATCATTACAGGGTATTGGCCACTCTCACCATCCAAAAAGAAACCAACAACCCAATCATTAAGTTCAGGTACACCAAATGTTTTTGAAGCATTTATGGCGTTCATCGGCGTGGCCCAAGGTAAATGGTCATCTGGTATCAAGGTAACATTATCTGTATGCCAACCAAATATTCTAACCCTACATCTTCCAAGACCTAATGGGTCGGTTCGGTCTTTAATAACACCTACCCACCAAACGAATCCATTCAAACCTGCAAAATTACTAGTCATCTTAGACATTATATAACTCCTTTAACCGCATTACTCCAACCAACTTTATCATTTTTTGGATCAGCATATGGTGTAGGAACACTTTCTTTGCATATTTCCAAAATAGTTCTATATTGAAATGGAGGATTTAATATGTGTCTTACCGCGGTAACCAAATAATTACCAGAATAAAAATCATCAAGACCTTTTTTTTCTTCAACTGGATCTTTTGAAAGTAAATTGAACTTAATGACAGTGCCAACAGTCAATGCAGGATCACCCCAAACTGAAATTTTCATTCTATTATAATTTGCCAAAGGTATTTGTGCGGTTCTATTTGGTATGTAGGTCTCTGCAAATATGTCATGTGCAACTGAACCTGGACTATTTTTAATGAGAGCAGAATCGTTTTGGTTTGAATTTGAGAAAGCCATCTTGAAAGCTGCTTCCGGGGTTTCATATAAGTTGTCACCCATACGATTCTTATAATTATTTGTTATTGGCCAAGAGTTTAATTTTTCAACTTTATTGCTGTAACTAGCATAATTAAAATCTGTTACTTTATATCTTCTCAATAAAGGATCAAGAGACAATAAACGATTTGCAAAAATACCTTGATTAACTCCAGCCAATGTATCGAAAGAGTCCATTATCTCATATGAAAGAGCATTCGTTAGGTTATTAGCCATGTCTGTAATGTCCATATTTTTAGGAGAATAACTATACTCCCTCATTGGACTTTGTTCATATAAATTCTGCAAAGACCTAAAATTATATCCAAATTTATTTTCATAGAACAACATATCAGCTCCAACCATAGTAGTGGAACCAAAGGCACCAGGTCTTGCATATGAAGACAACCAATTGATAGCATCAAAAGGTTTTAAGAATGGAATTATGAAATCGTAAACACCATATGTTTTATCTATTTGCGCCATTCTATTGGCCGGCACCTTCAAATATGTTTTTAATATGTCTTTTATATTTGTGGTAATGTCTGAATTTTTATATGATTTACTTATTTTGTATTGTTCGGAAAGAAATAGTTCTTCAGAACAAAAGTAAATTGAATACGTTTCTGTATTTCCATCAATTAACGGTTCTCTTTTCTTTATTGTGAAGATGCGAAAACTCTTTTTAATGATATTTGTGGTGTTATTATCTTTACCAATATGTAAATACATAAATTCATTGCCGGACAAACTAAGTTTATTAATATATCCCATAGAATCTTCAATCATTACATAACCAGACGTTGTGTTATTAAACAGGTCTTCATTATAAGAGATTTCTTTAACATTGAAAGATAAATCAACATCGCCTGCCGCCGAATGGACAATTACACTAATTAATTTAAAATCACCTGAATATTTTATACCTGTTGCCATATCACATCTTCATTAAATTATAAAACTGCAATTCAAATTCTGAAACATATATTGCGTTCACCAAATAAATTGACCTTCGAGACTCATTTAAATTCATTTCATAATCATAATATGATTCTGTATACTTACTAACCGTTTGTGTTACCTGAGCACCAGTTGTAAAAGTTTTTACTATAGTATTCTCTTGAGTGGATTGATATTCATCGAAATCAATTCGGTAATTCAATATATTTTTTTTGTTTGTGCTATTGTCTAGGGTTGAAATTGATTTAACATAATATTTTATCTGGCCTTGTGTATATGATAAAATTTGAGCAGAAGTTACTGAACTTTCTGAAACATTATAAAATGTCGCACAATCTGAAGTATATTTATTTTTAATATAACTACCGAATACACTAGAATTCATCGGCCAATCCCATTGTGGGTCAATCATTTGATTTGCAAACAGAACAATCCAATAACGATAAGGATTATCATAGTATTTGGTTGCAATTATTTCAGGTGAATCACCATCTTGTATATCATAAGAATAAAATAACAAAGGATTTTTCAATAAACTAGGTAGGATTTCAGACCTAACCATCAGATTTGTCATTAATATATTATTTCCATTATAATCAATGGTTGTTACTTTAGGTAAAGTTTCAAAATAGTTCATTATCTTAATCCCCCATCTTTGCCTTCAAAACCAGATGTCAATCTATCTCTATCTAATATTTCAACCTCTTGGAATGTCAATGTTAGATGTGTTTGTACTGGAGCACCATCACTATGTGCAGCAAAACCATTAGGTGCATAATCCACAGAAACATCTTCTAACACACAATCTGTATATTTTGGCAGATTTATGTTTTCATACTTACCATTCATGAATTTAATTTCAAAAAGACTGGGTGGAGTTAAAAACATAGCACCTTTTGCTTTTTGACCTACACTTAATGTAGGTGCTGCAAAAAATTTGAACAAATATATAATTTCCCTTACTACTTCCGCTTCGGGAGCTGATGTGGGTGTAAATAAAAATTCCAAAGAAAATTGTCTAAAATGTGATCCCCTATAAATCATCTGTAATTGTGGATTCGATGTATATCCTTGAGCTTGCAATAAAGCTTCACCTATTCCACCTCCACCACCCAGAGCGTTAACAAAAGTATCAATTGTAAATTTTATGGCTGCTGGATCGGATGCTATGGCTTGAGCAAAGGGTTCACCTGATGTTTTAATTGTATCAGCTACTGACGCGGCTGTTCTTATTGCACCCAATGTTGAACCCAATTCATCCCTTATACTAATTGAAGCATAGTCGGATTGATAGGAATCTTTCAAAGAATCTGGCATATATAAACCGATATATGCTTTAGCTTCTTGTCTGTTGTGCTGTATTGACAAGTTTTCAGTTACAGCTCGAATAGATGTACCAAAATCACTTTGGCCTAATGTCATTGGATCTGGTATTTCTGTTTCTTTCAATTGAGCTTCTCTAGTGATGTTATTGTAAGCATTTGAAGCTGAACTAATTTGTGCTTGTAATTTTTTATCGAAATCTTGTGATGCAATGTCTTTAATAAAAAATATCACATAATGGTTTAAATTTTTATCACCCAACTTTAATGGATAATTGATTGTTTTGGCGCCGCCTCTCCCGTTAGCGTCTTTTAAAACGGCCAATGGACCACTACCTTTAGTGCTTGGTGTCGATGCCGGCGCTATAATTACTTCTGCCATTTATTTTCCTAAAAAGAATATACATACTATTTATGGCATACTCAGGCAAATTTATCCCCAAATATCCACAGAAGTATGTGGGTGATTACACCAATATTATTTATCGCTCTTCTTGGGAGTGTAAGGTGATGTATTGGTTAGATTCAAACCCAAATATTGTCTCATGGGCTTCAGAAGAACTTATTATCCCTTATATATCACCGGTGGATGGCAGAAAACACAGGTATTTTCCGGATTTCATAGTTAAATCTAAGACAAAAGATAATAAACTAAAGACGATTATCATTGAAGTTAAACCAAAAAAACAATCTATTGAACCTGAAAAAAAGAAAAAGGTCACAAAGCAGTACATTCAAGAAGTTATGACATGGGGTGTAAATCAAGCTAAATGGAAAGCCGCAACAGAATATGCACTGGATCGAGGTTGGGAATTTATGGTGATAACGGAAGACCATTTAGGCCTCTAACTAAATAGTACATGGAATCTAAATTAACAACATTGGCAGAAGAAAAGAAACAGGCAGGTCATAAGACCATGTCGAGGGATTCTATCGCTTGGTTAAGAGAAAAGATTGTCGAAATCAAAAGACCAGATAAAATATCTGCGGCCATTAGGGGTGAGACTTTTAGAAAAGCTAATCAATTCAGAGTAGGAATGATGTATTGTTTTTTCTATGATCCAAAAACAAAGGCAGATTTACCATATTGGGATAAATTTCCGGTAGTTTTGGTGTTAGAGAAGTATAGTGATGGTTTCCTAGGATTAAACCTGCATTATCTGCCGGTAAAGTTCAGGATGTTATTTCTATCCAAATTGATGAAGTTTGCACAACTGACACCAGAAGATGATATTAAACGCCTGCGTATATCCTATGAGATTCTAAACTCTGCCAAGAGATATGCGGAGTTCAAACCAATGTTAAAAAGATACCTATTTGGTCGCCTTAGGTCTAAATTACTAATGGTTCAACCAAACGAATGGGATGTGGCATCGATGTTACCTCTACAACAATTTAAGGGGGCTAGAACCTCTACAGTGTGGAAAGATTCTATGCAACATTACAAAGACCATATGGCACACTTTAATCAGGAAGAAGAATAAAATGGCATCAATAACCGACTTTTTATACAATATTAAAGATGTCGCAAGACCTAAACTTTTTGATGTTGGAATTATCCTTCCTGTTGGATTTAGTACATATTTGCAAAAAAATGATTCTGTGTTAGATAATTTAAAATTAAATTTCAAATGTGAATCTACAAATATACCAGGAAGAACATTTGCAACCACAGAACAAAAATTTGGATCTAACCCGGCTGAAAAACATGCATATCACACCACATATAATGATGTTGATATGACTTTTATTATTACAGAGGATTCTAGACTCATTCCCAACATGAAACGAAATCTGCCGAGCTTCGAAGAATTTGGCCTAAAAGAAAAAAGATTATTTGATGAATGGATGAATTGGATTAATCCAGTAGATTCTTACGATTTTAGATATAAAAAAGATTATGTTAGTGACATAAAAATTAACCAAATTTCAAATTCCGGTCAAAGAGTTTTTACCTGTGAATTATTAGATGCTTTTCCAATTTCAGTCAACCAACTAGATTTAGATTGGTCAAATGATGGTTACCACAAATTAAATGTAACTTTCGCTTTCACTCGCTGGAGAACCCGTTAACTTATATAATTAATGAAAAGGAAATAAACTATGGCTTTACCTAAAATAGATTCACCAATCTTTGAATTGACTTTACCTATGAGCAAGAAACTGGTGCGCTTCCGTCCTTTCTTAGTGAAAGAACAGAGGAACCTAATGATGGCTATGGAGGCAAATGAAAGAGAAACAATTGAAAAGAACATTAAGCAAGTTCTACACAATTGTACCCTGACAGAGAACATTGATATTGATAATTTACCAATCATTGATATTGAATACTACTTTATCCAACTGCGAGCACGATCCGTCGGTGAAGTAGTAGAAAACAAATACCGCTGCGAGAACATAGTAGAAGAAAAAGCTTGTGGTAATTTGATGGAAGTTAGTATAAACTTATTAGATATTCAAATTACTGAAACACAAGAAAGTAAATCTGAAATTCAACTTACAGATAAGATTATGATTAAACTATCTTATCCAAAGTTTTCTGCACTCGATTTAGTGAAGGACACACAAAGTTCTACCGATATGGCTTTTGAAATGATTGTCAATAGTGTTGAATACATTTTTGACGGTGAACAATTCTATTATGCAAATGAAAGTTCAAAAGAAGAAATGGTTGAATTTATTGAATCTTTGAATCAAGAACAGTTTTCAAGAATTGAAGACTTTTTTGACAATCTTCCTGTATTGAATAAGAAGATTGAAATGGACTGTAAGAAATGTGGTTTCCATCATACCATTGATGTGGAGGGCCTTGAAAATTTTTTCGGGTAGTGATGCGGCATGATACTCTGCGAAATTATTATACAACCAATTTTGCATTGATGCAGCATCACAAATACAGTCTAACCGAACTAGAAACCATGTTACCTTGGGAAAGAGACATTTATATTACTTTGCTTACACAATATATTGAAGAAGAAAATGAGAAAATAAAACAACGAAACGCAACTAAGAAATAAAAATGGAACAAAAAGTCTTCGACAGTATGCTTAAATCGGGAGAATTTGAGCAGATGTTCAACGAAAATAAAATCAACGAATTGTTGAGTGTTGGAAATTTGTCTAAAAAACAGGTAGACCA